TAAGCCGAATAAAGGTTTGATCGAGTGGTCAAACATCGGCGCTCTTCATGAATATTTGCTCGACAATGACGGTAAGAACATGTTTGCCAACATAGATAAAGTTAAAGGAGTGCGCTCGTTAGATCAAAATGCCTACATGTGGGCGTACCTTGAGATAATATCCCGTGAAACTGGACACCACACTGATGAGCTTCATCGATTATTCAAGGGATTATTCCTTCCAAAGAAATCAGTCAAATGGAAAGAGAAATCGTACATGATGAGTGGTAGTACAACTGAATTGTCAAAGGGTGAAATGAGTCTGTATCTTGATAAAATCTCGGCCGAGAGTGGTGTGCCACTGCCAGATCCAAAGTTAATGCAAGAAGTAAATTATAAACCATAATGGAACAACTGAGAACAGATAGAATGGAACACGATATTCTCATAGAAATGAAGCAGGTTTATGAACACAAGCGGGATGAAAAGTTTGTTTGGCAGGGATTGTTTCTTGGATGTTGGAGCACCTTACTTGTAACAATTCTACTCACTGTAACTAGCTTAAACACTATAAGTATTCTTGTTTCCATACCTATGGGTATATTTGGCTTTCTCTGCATTTACTTAGTTACTTGGTGTTACATTAGAGATAGAGTAATTGTTAATTTCTTACGTCGCTATTTCAACTAACATGAAACAATCTCAACTAGAATTTATCGTGAATTGTTTGAAATCCACTGGTGAAGTATCGAGAAATCTTTGTCTTCTAAATTACATCACTAGACTTGGAGCGAGGATTGATGATCTTAAAAAGGCAGGATGGATATTCGTTACTGAAACTAGACCTACAATGAAGCCAGACGGCTCGAATGGTAAGGACTTTGTCTACATAGCGACTTATATACCATCGGAAACGGCTCAAAAATCATCTGAGACGCAAGAAAGGGTGGGGAACGATAACACCCCTTATCCCAAAGTTCCAGATGCTTATAAGCGAGAAATCACACAAAAAAGACTACTGTGAACACTCGTCAAAAAGGGATGATACTCGCTAATTACGTCGCTGACCAAATCGTTGAAAAGGGTCTTGATCTAAAAGCTCGTGCCGATAGTGGTAGTGGTGCTGGTAATCGTGAAAAGGCGGATATCTCGACTTCGTTAATGATCTTTGGCCGAAGTGTGGGAATCGAGGCGAAAAATCAAAAAAATATAAGTCACAAGGAGTCATGGAGACAGACAAAGAAACTAGAATCACTCGGTTGTGAACCGGTACTTGCCTTCAAAGATTTTGGAGAGCCGTTGGAGGAAACCAAGGTGGTGATCTATCTTGATTTCTTTCTTGAAATGATAAAAGCAATCAATGGCAAAAAGATCTCTTTTACGAACCAACTTGAGCAAGAGCGAGCCATTGAACTAATAATTAGTGCCGCCAAGATACTAGAAAAATAGTTATTCACAGATCAACTTGATTATTAAAACAGATTTGCTATATTAAATGACATGAGAACCACTTTAGGAAAAATATATAGGTACGAAATTAAACGACCGGGGATGCGGGACAAAAACACCATTGTGGTGAAAGTCATGACTGTTGGCCGAAAATCCGGTATGAGAGGAATTAACAAGAAACATGTACTTGTAAAGATAATCGAGTCTGCTGAAAAACCATTTTGGGTTAGAGAGGAGTCGCTGTCCAAGGTTGCATTGTTTTAACAGATGTATATGAGGAAATAATGAGAAAACTGCTATACTCTGCCTATTAGTAATAATATCCATATACATGGCCACCAAACAGACGGCGACAGTTAATATCAGAATCTATCCTAAGACACATAAAAGACTAAAAATCAAGAGTGCGAAGCTCGGTATTTCTCTAGCGGAAACGGCTGACTGGGCTTCCATTTCAGAGTTCGAGGCAGATTGCCCTACTTGTATTGGAATCAATACTCCGATGACAAAAGGCGAGGCATTCTTAGCAAAAGCCCTCGATCAAGAGTTTGACAAGTCTTCCCCTAAGAAAGAGTAAGAGATAGAGGTTCTTTACTTCTTAGAACCTTGCTCGTGGGGAGCCACCGAATACAAAGAATAAGGTGGGTAGGGTAGCCCAACGATGATGCCCCCCCGTGAGCAAGATTGTGAGAATTAATATAAATAAAAAAATGTCACAACAAAATCCAACCGCCCTGACTTTTTTAATCATGCTAATTAATGGAATTGCAATTTGTATCATTATAGCCATGGTGCTTAATTGAAGATTCACACAAATATATAAGATATGACCTTACAACAACATCTACAGGATATGAGCGACTTTGATGAGCGATTTAAGTCTCCTGAGTGGCTCAAAGACAAATTGACAGATGAGCACATGCCGATTGCCTCAAAGAAAGACATCAAATCCTTCATCCTTTCTGATCGCATAAAGACATTAGAGATGTTAATTAAAAACGGAAAGTGGGTAGAAATGTATGACATTAAACACTTTGTAATAAATGGCAAGTTTATCTCCGACATCCAAGCCTCATTACAAGAACTAACGAAAGCTAAGAAACTTCTATGACTCTAAACGAATTAAAGAAAGAGGCTGAGGAGAGGTTTGATGAGAAGTTTAGTGAACTATTTACTGAACATGCTACGAATGCTGGCATGATAGGCTCATGGGAAAATGACAATATCAAATCCTTTATCTCCACACTCCTCTCCTCTTACAAAGAAGAGTTAATAAAGAAGATAGAAGATGTAAAAAAGGAGTGTGATTGCGACAGTTGTAAAAGTGATTGTTTGGGTTGCGGTGAACCACGTAGCTATTGTGGCGGACATGGTAAATGTTGTGATGATAAGGAATGTAAGCGTAACTTCGCCCTAGACTCTGTGATAGTTCTAATTAAGAAATGATCCCAGACTTATTCACAAGATATAAACAGTTAAAATTCAACAATCCCATAACCCTTTTTGAACCTGAGTTATGGAGAGCGAAGGACGGTATATGCCCTTTTTGCCTAGGTAAACTAAGGAAGATGTATAAGCGGCCATTCTACTTTTGTGCCAGTAAGAAGCATAAGAAAGCCTTTATAATAAGTGAATCAAAGATGGCTAGATAGTCGTATATTATGTATAATTCAATCACTTAAATCACCTTGGAGAAACACTCAAATAACAAGTTGAAAACTGTAATTGCGGTACTACTACTCATTGCTGTGGTAGCAATATTTGCCATGTCACTCCTTCGCAGAAATTCCAATGTTACTGAAATACCAGTGATTGAATCTAAAAATTACACACCTATTCCTTTAATCCCTGATACTGAAGGAAAAGGATGAAAGCCGCACTCATAGCCTTATTCCTACTAATACTTCTAACGGCTGTTGCTTATTTTAGCCCAAGTAGTTTACCCCAGACCCTTGATTTAACGTGGCCTTATCCCACTAGGGAAGCCTCCCCTACCGTTAATGTGGCTTTAATAATGAAGTTTAAGTCTAACCCTGACGAGTACCAGTTTATAGAATATCTAGCCGAGGGTATAGACAATGATGGGTCGTATAAGGCTCAAATACCCTCTAAGATCGACGTATTCCCGAGATACGTGGAAATACACTGTAGGGAAACTACAGAGGCTTGTAGCGCATATTTGATACCTCTAGACTAAGCCTATCTCAAAGCAAGCAGTTGCGTGACTTTTGATCGTTCCCAACACTTACCTGAGTGCTTCCAGTCATCAAAACTTTTCTTTTGGTCATATATGTATTTCGCCATTTTTAGATTACCCTCAAATGTATGTATGTCATATCCGAGTCTAATAGAAGTATCGAGCCAATAAGTCTCTGAAATCTGGAAAAAACCGATGTCTTTCGGATTGACTCGACCTCTGCGAACACTTCCATTTAACTCATACTGTTTGTGGCCAGACTCACAACGGGCAATTTGATATGCAATTGGCATCAAAGTAGGCCCAAATTCTTCTAATAAAACTTGGATTATTACCTCGTTGTTAGGAGGCGGTAAAACCGGTGGTAGTGTAAACAATGTTTATTTAACAGTCTTACGTGCACCCAGTACTGTAATATCACCTTTGTTGAAACGGCGTATCATTACCCAGATACCAGCAAGTCCCACTATAGCCGCACTGATCTCCTCTGTTCCCACATCAATTTTGAACAGTTTTAATACTCCCACTACTACTATGGCAAGGGCCGCAATATACTCTTGTGAAAACATATGATTAGATTAGTTACTAATGAATTTGCCACTGTGTGCTAGGTGGGATAGTTAGGCATATCCCAATCTAGCGGAGAAGTGTAGATGTCGGCTACACATGCGTTTATTCTATATTTTATAAGCTTTGAAAAGTTAGTTGAAACTCGTGAAGCCCAACACACAACGGCAAATTGTTTACTGAAATAATAGCATACCTAAGACCGTCTTAGAACCGTCTTATAATTGCCTTATGTGGATAAAAAAGGGGGTAGTTTGTCCCTACCCCCCGACCCCAAGTTATCCCCCTTACTCCTTGGGGTCTAAAGGCCGACCGTAATGAAAGCCGTCCGCGTCTTCGTAGCCTTCAGGGGCTTTGAATGTATCGGCGATGGAGCTGACCAAACGGGCCGTAAATGAAGGTTTTGGGAATGGATCGATCGATCCTTGTTCTGCAGGCACGGGGTTTATGGTCTTCACGGCCCGACTGGAACAGACGGAGGAGCAAAATGGGCTTCCTCTGTGAAAACGCTCGATGTGAGCACCGCAAACCTGACAAGTGTAGTTCATGTTTCATGAGAGCCGTTTAGGCGACCCTGTGGTGGTTTAGAGCACAAACTTTGTTTACCCTATGAACAGTGACGACTAGACAGCCATCACGAATTTGAAAACTCATCACGACAAGATATGTAACCCCGTCGTGGACAACAACGACTTTATGGAGCATAGAAAGAGCAGCTTTTCGGCTTAAACCGAAATTCCAGTAGGGATAGAATACTTTATTATGTATTTTGCTTCTTCTCTACTGGAAACTCAGTTCAAGTCATCTTCTCCAAATCATTTGCAATAAACTTTCATACCAAGACAATGTTTGCTTCAGGTTCTTTATCTCTTCTTTCTCAATAGCACACGATGATACATACACTGGTTTTAATAGATCACGCGCCCAAGTGTCGGACAAATTCCGGCCGTAACATGACTTACTTGCAAAATGTCTATGCGGTATTACGTTGTCTGTAGATATTTTGTATTCAGTTGTTTTTTTCGACAAAAGACCTTTTAACGATTCCGCTTGTTCTTTTGTTGGAAAAGTAACATCAAAATTCCCAGCCAAGCATATTCCGATACTATCAATGTTGTGCCCTTTACAATGTGCACCCTCATCTGTGTCAGCACGTCCTTGTGTAATTTTACCATCTTTCTCTATAAAGTAGTGATATCCGATTGCGTGTCCAAGAGATGAGTATTCTCCCAACCACACGTTTGGGTCATGTCTGTGCCATGTGTCCACGTCATTAAACGTATGATGCGAAGTATCAGCCAAAGGATTATCACGCAAGCCACCACTGTGATGTACTATGATTCTTATGGGGATGTTTGTTCTCATTTTAGTTAAATAAATTTAATAACCATGCCCAAAACGATCTCTTAACCGGCTTCGCAGCCCTGTCCCTTATGTAAATTCTCTTACCAAAATTTATATCTTGGTCAATGTCTTTTAGAGTTGGTTCGTAACTGTCTTCAGCTTTTATAAACTCCTCGTGTCCCCATTGAAACGTCCAATGATTCTCACGACCAGCTTTTATGTATACACCTCTCTCATCTTCAGCCCACGCATAGACCGCGATTGCGAGTGGAGAAGTTCGGAGTGCCGCACGCATGTTTGTGATCTGCTCGTCACGTGTCTGATCTTCAACCATTATCCATTCGTGCATAAAATCGTATTTCTCTTTCCACTTCTTAGCTTCTGCATAACAAGCATCTTTATCCGCTCCCTTGAAAGAGTAATATTCTTCTACAGTTTTTATCTCATCTGAGAATGGTAACATTTCTTCAGGAATGAGACCATATTCTCGTATCGCTTCACACACAATATGAGGATCATTTCCCGGCGGTTTAGTTCCAGCGATTATCCCTACCCATCTATCGGAATAGTTGACTGTAAGACCAAATACTCCTTTCATGTAAGCCTCAATCATCGCCAACGTATTGAAAGATGTACAGTTATACGTTTCAAAACCTCTCTTTTGTAATTCTTTTGTTGGTCTATCCTTGAACCAATTACCATTTGGCTTTGTTATGACAAATGGCATGGGCGACCATCCGAGAACGTAGTTATCAGGTTGTATTTCAGGCCTTATAAATCCATATTCTTTCATGGTAGTTTTATTGCGGTTTCTTCTGATATATCGACTCTTTTCAAGTTCTCCAATTGCAGTCTCCTAAGTATTCCATTGTCAAAATAGCCCTTAATGGTAGCCAAGTCCCTACCCTGTTCTCTAATGTCCTTCTTAATATCAGCTAATTCGTCTAGCTCCCTTTTAATGTTCGCAATCTCCGTGGATTGAGTGGCCACGCTGGTTTTAATCTCGCCTATATAAAGCACGGGCGAGACGATAGCCGCGATAATAGTGAGTAGAAGTATGAGTGTGTTTAAGTTGGGCGTTAGCCGTGTCATTTTGCGTCAATATAGTTAGCATCTGATATAAAACGAGCCTTCAGACGTTCAAGCCTGTCACGTTCCAAGTCTAGCATGTTCACTTCAGTATCAAGCCGTGTCTGTATTTTATTTACATACTCCTTCATTTCGGTAGACGTGCCTTCATAGACAAAAGGAAAACACATAGGTGCTGTCACTTTTGTTATTACTTCACCGCCTTTTGTTGCGCCTGTATTCTCATACTTAGTTTCAGTTATTGGTGCATCGGCTGGCACAACAATTACGGCTGTTATGATTGCACCCACTAATCCCCCGACAATACCTATTGCTGATTTATTCATCTTACTATTAGCTGACTGCCTATATTTAATAAACTACGGATCAGTAATCTTAAAGGGGAAGGAGCGGCCACCGCACCGCCTGCGGGGTTATAGGAAATGACGATAATTCCTTGAGCACCGTCATTAGCGGAGCCGCCACCAAAGGCCATAGACTGTCCACCACCACCATATAAACCACCCGTGCCAGTGCTGTTAACACCACTACCTCCACCAGCACCACCACCAGAACCGTGGTCTGCGTCCCATTCTGTGCCATTTCCGCCTGAATGGTTACCTCCTCCTTGTAGGCCTCCACCCCCACCTCCACCACCGTTAGTACCTGGTGTCGCATCATCTGCTGCGATAGTTCCTCCTGTCCCTCCTCCTGTCCCTCCTATGTTGTCACCTCCGTCTCCACCACTTAAACCAACAGGGTTTGCCCCATCAGAACCTCCACCATTTCCACCTCCTCCCCCGCTACCATTACCAGCACCCTCACTCCCTCCGTTTCCACCGTTTCCATACATACCCGCCGCACCACCACCACCTGCCACACCGTATCCAGCCCCACCAACATACCTTGGCGATGTTCCTCCACTGTATTTAATCGTCCCCACGCCAAGTGACGCTTCCCCCCCGATACTCCAGCCCCCCTTTGCTCCTACTTTTACAGCCGACCCTGCGATTGACGCACAATTAGACGTAGAATCGCACAGGTAACTATCGCCGCCTGCAAAACCCTCAAGATATCCGCCCGCTTGTCCTGTAGCTCCAACACTAATCCCGACCGTGCCACTTGGGGTTAGTGTGATATTCGCTTGTTTTGAATATGCCCCCCCTCCAGTTGTGGACGTTGCGACTCCACCTCCACCACCTCCGCCTATCACCTCAACAGTGTTACTCGCATTATTCCAATCTGAAGGCACATCCCATGTTACGGTCGTGGTCGATGTTAAAAAGCCTCTACACATACCTGTAGCTCCGACTTCAGAGCCAAAGCCACAGGTTATAGCAAACCCGTCTTTAGGCAGAGCGAGTATTCCTATCCCTATGACTGCTAGTAAAAGTAATTTCTTCATTATTGATTACATGCTCCTAATTGCCATACCCACGATGTCCCGGCTATAAAGCCGCAAACAAGAGCCCCCGCGGCGTTATAGCCTTGGCGTTGAATAATACCTTCTCTGATTGTCGTTGACGCACTTGTGGTGGTGGCTATGGTTATACCCGGCAATGTCCCAGCCCCTATCTGTATCTCAAAGAACGGGGGAGATGTGGTCGAGTTAGAGCCGGGTGTTGATGTTGAGAAGTATAGAGTATTCCCGACAAGGCGTACCTTAATTTCTGGGTCTAGTCCACCACTTGATATTCCTATCTGCGCCGCCGTGGATGACGCTACGACAAGCTGTGCACCTTTTGGGGTAGTTGTGCCTACTCCTACAGAGCCAAGGGCGGTGTTATAAACAGCGTTTACCAAAGGTGAATCTAGCCATGCCCATGATGTGCGACATGAAGTGGTAAAGCAGAGCCACGATGTGCCTATACCAGTTGCGCCGACTCTCGGTAGAGTAGAGGATGCTGTAGATGTAGCTGTGAAGTAGCTCGAGTCTACATGGTCATCAAATACTCCTATACCTGCGACTGAAAGGGTTCGGTAAGGAGATGTGGTGGCTATACCTACGTTACCAAACGTGCCAGCCGCCCCGATACTCCTTGTAACCATGAGTGTTGGAACTGTTGATGATGCACCAATTCCAACAGAGTATGCGGTAGAATTTGTCATCAATCCACCATTGATAGGGTTAGATCCAATTATTATTGCACCATTAGCCGTAGCCGTTGTTCTTCGACCTATTGAAAATGCACCGTCACCATCCACAGTGTTCATTACTCCAAAAGCAAATTCGTCGGTATTACCGTCACTTGTTCCACCCACACTATTCTGATCCCCTATCGCAACCGAATTAGCCGTTGTAACTGTATTAGTAGTTCCTATTGCAACCGAACCCGTTGTGTCACCGCCAACATTGGTAGAACTTGCCGTATTTTGACCACCGATTGCAGTTGAGTATGCTCCAAATGCTTTATTTTGAAAACCTAGAGCCACAGCTTCATCACCCGTCCCAGAATCACCCCCTGTTTCATTTTGATAACCAATCGCTGTAGAATATTGAGCACCCCTTATATTATTTAACTCACCAGCACTGAAAGAGCTATTACCTGCAACAATATTATCTTGTCCAATTGCCCCAGAGTAATCATTAGAGACAAGATTTCCTTCGCCTACAGCAAAGCTACCGTAACCTGACGCGGTGTTGTCGAGGCCAAAATTAGTTGAGGCATCGCCCATGTTAGCTGTCGTCAAGTTCACCGTTCGCTCCCCTGCTAGTATTGCTCCTTTCTTAGGATTCCAAATAAACATTGAGGAGTCACCACCAAGGGCTGTTACAATCGCTGGAAGGGCAATTCCCGTATTCCATGCTGTGTTGGAGAATATACCACCATGGATACTGACCATCTGTCCTGGTGTAGATGTGCCAACCATAAGCTGTGTAGGAATATATACAGAATCAGCTGTAATAGCACTAGAGCTTGCATAAGCAATCTGTGATGTTGACGATGCCTGCATACCATTTTGGAACCACACAACACCAGTAGTGGCATTTGTGGCCGCTCCATAATTTGTAGTTGGTGAGAATGGGTATGCACCTGATCCACCTGCCGGCCAAGTGGTGCGACAGTCTGTTGCAAGACACAACGTAGTCGCCGAGGTAACTGTCGTACTTGCGTACTGGAGAGTAGAAGACCCGGTGGCATAAAGACCGCCATAGAAATATATAAGTGTGTTAGTAGCATTACCGCCGGCTACGGGGTCAAATGGAAAGGCAAAACCACCTGTTCCACAAGCTCCGGCACTCACTGATACCTTTCCAACACCATCAACTTGGAGACACCTAGTTCCTGTTCCACCGGCAGACGAGACATAGAGGTCTGTAGTTGATGCAAACCTAGTTGAAAAGTTTGTTGTTGTTGCGTTAGTACCCGTGGCGTTAGTGAATAGGAATCTGCCAAGCTGACCACCGTTTATCTGAGCGTGGCTTATTAGTGGCGTAAGAAGTATCAATGTTATTATTCCTAATTTAGCAAGTTTCATGGTTTTATTTTAGCACATCATTTAATAATGGCCTTCCCGTTATCTACTCTTAATGTTCCATAGTTAATTTTCAATGTCGATTCTGACGGTACTTCCACTTGGACATATTCTACATTTGCCCACAATGTTGTGACTTTAACATCTGGGTTCGCATCTGATCCAAGTATGCCAATCTGCATATTATCTATCGAGTTTGTACCAGTTGGAGTCCAAGCCACTCCAGTTGTCGGATCAGTGTATGACGTAAGTGAGTACGTTCTAGCGACAGCGTCATCGTTCGTCCAATATGCTGTAGTCGCTGATCCTCTTGTTGATCCGCTCGATACCGTACCACCCGATGCGGATTTGACTCTTGCGTTCCACGTAACCGCAGCCGCTGTTAATGCTGAAAAACGTGCTCCTACCTGAACTAATGTAACCGTATCTGTGGAGGCTATCCCAGCATTGGAAGAGCTTTCGACTGCTACGTCTAAAATGTCCGTTCCGGCATCGTCATCTAACTGACAGAAAGAGGTATCATCATCTGGAGTTAACTCATCTATACTTGTAGAGTCGCCGCTAAGACAATTGTTATTATCCCCATCGCCATTCGGTTGCATTTGCACAACATATCCAATACCCGGAAAAGACGTTTGGGTTGATCCATTAGTGTCATTTATCGCTAAATCATCATAGTAAACATCTGCTGTTGAGGCATTTAGACCGAATGATATAGAGTCCACGTTATCGCCGGTATGAGTCCCTGAATCTATTTCTTCAACTCCGTCTATCCTGACAATCATTTGGTCTCCAGCATCGTAATTCCACTCAATTCGATACCACTGTCCAGTATTCAGGACGGTAGTACCTTGTCCATCAAGAGTGACCTCGTCATCGGTTAGGTGGAGTTGGCAATCTGGTTCTAGCCACAAAGTTCCTTCATTCGCATCTACACCAGTGTCCCAAAAAGCTGCTATTACAGCATCAGCTGCAGGACAAGTGGCGATATAGAAATAGAATCTAAGGTACATATCAGTCAAGACTGGTGAGGCAACAAATGTGAAATCGTTGAGTGTCCCAGACGATGTTGCCTGTGCTCTCATGGCCGCAGCCCCACCATGCTTAATATCTGTTTGAATCTTTGTCACCCAGAAACTCGATCCAGCGTTATCAAATTCCAATTGTCTGTTCATATCGACTGGAGCAACGTCAGCTTGCATTTCAAACCCGCTTGTAAACAAACGTTCGGCTTCAACTCTGGTTGGGAATATCTGTATCCCAATCAGAACGATAATTATTGCTATAAGATATTTACTGTTCATGTATTATCGCGTAAGTTGCATAACCCTGTTCTTCCATCATTTGGATAAGCTTGCTATCTACGTCTCCAGTTTCATAATAAAGTTGCTGTGTAATTGGAATCCCTGAAAGTTTATTGATGAGTGATGGAGTAATCATGCTTGCTGGTATAGCTATAAAAATACTGACCTCCCTACCTTCAAAAAATATCTTTATGTACTCGCACGTACGTATTGGTGTCGTTGTCGCGTCTGGGTTGGAGCAGTCTTTTTGTTCCCTCTGAATTGAAAATTGAGTTAAAATCCCTTGCAAGTTAGTGCCCGTAGTAATTACTATCCCAACGGCTGTATCTCCCTGTATATTGTTGTTAATGATAAATGTAGCAGCAATTGCAAATGTCGTCCCAAAAATTATTACTGCTATAAATACAAACGCCGATTTTTTGGCTAGTCGAACCATATTATGTTTTGTTTCCTAATAAACGTTGAAACTGCTGCTGTATAAGTGACGGTAATACGTACATGATCTACAAGAATGTTTGAGTCATTTGCAGTCGCCGTCCAACATAAACTGACTCCAAAGTTGGCACTATTTACTTGAGTCGAAGTTAGACTAGCATTCCATGTGTCAGCTGCCCCACCGAACGACTTATACGTGTTAACAGGATCAGTAGTTCCCAGTGCGGCTGCATCTGACTTGTCATCTCCAACAGGAGTCCCCGGCGTGGTAAAAAGAACTACATCTCTCCATGCTCCACTACCTGCCGGAGTCCACGCAATAACCTCCACTTGAATACCGTCAATCGTCCCAGAAGTAGTGAAGCCAAAACTCGACGCTCTTATCTCATCAGTAGGATTGGTGTTATCCCAGTTTCCAGCCTCATAACTTACATAGGATGTATCATTACTTTGAAGAAAGGATGGAGACTGAGCAGGATTTGACCACGCCATGTTGTCCGAACATGTGACCGTTCCTGCCACATCTACCCCAGCACCAGTTGGCCCACCTGTATCGCCAAGTATCAATTGAGCCTCACGGGTTTCTGTAAATTGAAAAGGAATCGTAAAAAGACCGACAACTACAAGAGTAATGGCTGAAACAATGTAGGTAATCAGCTTAATCATTCTCGTGTAATCAAACCCCAGACACTAAATGTTAAGTAATCGACCGTTCCAGTTACTGTTCCAACTTCGAGTGAATTTAACGAGCCGGCTGCGTATACAGAATTTGTGTCAATCGAAGTGTCTGTCGCTCCATCAGCATCACAAGTTACCGTCTCTGAGTCAGTCGTACCTCCACTGTTAGATATGTTTATTACAACTGACGTACCTCCATCAACGGCACAGTGAATTTCTGTGACATCAAATCCATCCCTTTGAGGTGGTAGCCATATTCTGCCACCACTCAACAAATCTGGTGATGTTGAGGCTACTGTTGCCGCCCAAAGTTTCTGAACAGTTGGTATCACTCTAGCCGTAGCTGCCGATGTCGTAGCAATCTGTAACTGATTATCCGTAGTATCGAACCCTATTTCACCCGTCGCATCCAATGTTGGGCCAGTTCCATTCGGAATCTCAAACGATGTCGCCCCACCAGCATCAAGTGCTCCTGCTAGAGTTGCTGCTGTAAGTGTTCCGCCAGAGAATGTTCCATTTGTTGCTGTGAGGGTGTCTGTTCCAGCGTTGTAGGTAAAAGCGGCTTCTGACGCTAAAGCGTCGGCTGCCGTTGTGTATAGAACGTGGTTAGTTCCGCCAAATGTTGATAGCCCTGTTCCACCATTTGCCACAGTTAGATCAGTACCGAGTGTAAGAGATACGAGTGTAGTCCCTAGGGTAGATTTGTTTATCGTCAAAGCGTTATTTGTGCCAAGTTCAGTAGATGATGCAATTGCGAAGGTATTATCAGTCACATCATATCCCAAACTCCATTCAAAGGCTGATTTGCCAAGTGTTACCGTTGAATCACCCGTACCACCATTACCGATATAACTGGTCGTTGCAGAGACATCCCAATAGAACGGGGCATTAGCAACGGTAAGCGAACCTAAAACCAAATCATCAGTTGTTGAGTTAAGATAGGTGAATGATCCGTCGTCTGTCCATTTCGATGTACCTGACGGCCATGTGCTTCTACAAATATCTCCTATAAAACAGAAGTTGGTAGCGGATATTGCCGTTGTGGATGCGTAGGCGATCTGCGAAGTGGTCGAGGCATGGAGTCCATTTTGGAACCAGACGAGGCCTGTCGTTGCGTTTACGTTAGTATTGTAGTTAGTTGTAGGATCGAATGGGTATGCCGAACCTCCTCCAGTCGGCCACGATGCTCTACATGAGTCGCCTGTTAGACACAACCAATCTGTCGCAACCCCTGTAGACGATACTCTTGGAAGGGTTGATGTAGCTGAGGACGTGGCGGTGAAGTAAGAAGCTGTCACCCTATCTCCAAAGACACCTACACCAGCTACCCCCAACATTGTTCCCGGTGATGATGTTCCGATACCGACATTGCCGTTAGCCAATACCGCAAAGTGAGTGGTCGTAGCTGTCGGAGTCGAGCTTGCCACCGCGAACAGAGTATTGGTGTAGGTTTGACCTGTAACACCATGGACAGACAATTTGGCATATGGTGATGATGTTCCAACCCCAAGTTTCCCGTTTACGGTCAAAATATCATTATCAAATTCTCCGTATATGAGTGGGGCTATGGTATTTATTCCTGTGCTTTCACCATCAATCCATAGAGTGCTATTACGATTCATTCCCGAATATGCGCCAAGAAATATCGAATTTGTAGAAGTTCCATTTAGTCCCGGGCCAGCGTGTCCTCCTATAATCACAGAGTGTGTGATATCTCCAGACTGATTAGCCGTGTGGTATCCAATAGCGATAGTCTCATCTAGAGTGTTAACAGCTTCAGCCGCGTGAGTACCTATTGCTACGTTGCCAGTTCCCTTGCTAATAACACCCGCAGAGGCAAGGGCTGTATATCCGAGACCAACGGCAGACGTTCCACCTCCGTTCGCACCTGCACTATACCCCACGAACGTTCCCGCATATCCTCCCGGATTCTTACCTGCGTTATATCCAACACCTACCGATTGACCCGCGGCTGGTGCATTTTGACCAGCACCATAACCAAAGTAGGTGGAAAATTCCGCACCCGTAGCATCCTGTCCAGCTTTTGTTCCGTAGAAAGTACTGTAAGTGCCGTTGTTAGCATCTATTCCGTTCATGTCGTCAAATACCGTATATCGTGTGCCATCGTAGTACCAATGAAGGAATAGATCACCGTTGACTGTATCCAGACTTGGCGGTGCAGCCGCGTAATTTACCACTCTACCCTTCGCTGGAGAATAACTGTTTGGGAAGTTGACCTTTTTTACGAAGTCCGTGTCCGCATTATGAATCTGTATTCCAAACCACGTTCCTGCTGGCGGACTACTATTAAACACAAGATAGGGATCGGTAGTTGTAGACAAATAATTATGAGGCTGCAATGTATCAACTGTAGATGCCGTTATCGTAACTGGTGTTGTTGTTCCACTTATAGGTGAACCACCTCTACCAACAGGCCATGTGGTGCGGCAATTGTCTCCTGTTAGACAGATGGAAGTAGCTGACAGAGCTGTTGTTGATGCGTAAGCGATTTGCGATGTAGTAGAGGCCTGTAATCCATTCTGAAACCAGACTACTCCCGTAGTTGCGTTAGTTGCTACGTTATAATTCGTGGTTGGAGAAAATGGATATGTACCTGAACCTCCTGAAGGCCACGTGGTTCGACACGTGTCGCTGGTTAGACAAATACTTACAGCTGACAGAGCCGTAGTTGAAGCGTAGACGAAATGTGAGGTAGTTGATGCCTGCAACCCGTTCTGAAACCACACTACTCCAGTGGTAGCATTTGTGTTAACTGCATAGTTGGTTGTTGGACTAAATGGATATGAACCAGCACCAGCTGACGGCCATGTCGTCCTGCATGAATCGCCGGTAAGACATAGCCATGTAGTTGAAAGTCCCGTAGAAGATAGCCGAGGTAACGTAGACGTAGCCGTCGTAGTAGCATTTATATAATCAAAGTACCCAATACTAGACGTTGAGACGAGTTTTGTACCATCAAAGGTAATCATCGTTTGTGGTGCATCAAACGCCGTTGCATTTGTACCACCTTTGGCAATTGGCACAGTATTGTTATAGGTAGTCGAAATTGAAGTAGCCCCCGATCCAGTCACGTCACCCGTGAGGGTTATAGTCTGGTTTCCTGTCAAATATGTACTGGTATCTACCGACAGCGTTCCGTTAGCTGAACTTTTAACAAAACCTGCGGACGACAAGTTATCTAGTCGTAGAATATTAGCCGATGCCGCTGTTAACGCGGTTGTTGACGCATAAACAAAGTATGAAGTAGTTGATGCCATTAAACCGTTCTTAAACCATTCAGGTGTGGTGGTAGATTGGACAGCTACATTATAATTCGTATCTGTAACGGTAAACGGCCAGAAACCACCACCTGTTGGCCACGTGGTTCGACAAGTATCACTATTAAAACAGATTGAATTTGCGGACACTTGAGTGGTTGAAGCATATGCAATCTGTGATGTGGTTGAGGCCTGTATCCCATTCTTAAACCAAAGTACGCTCGTAGTGGAGTTTGTTCCAGCACCATAATTAGTATCGGCTATAAATGGATATGCCCAACTACCTCCTGCCCCTACGGCTGTTCTATAAAATGCCTTGTGCGGTAATCCAGCAAGTTCTATTGGCGGTGCTACTGTGTAGGTTATATTTGTACCAGAAAGAGTGTAATCAATCCCCTGAACCTGAAGGATATTACCTAAGAAAAGCTTTAAGTCAGCCGCTGGGTTTGGAGCTGTACCGATAGTAAATGCGACGTTACTACCATTTATAGTTCCTGCCACATCCTCGTTATCATAAAAGGTGTAACCAGATCCACTCCCTGAAGGCCACGTGGTTCGACAAGTATCAGCCGTAAAGCAAATGAATGCGGCTGATATGCCTGTTGTAGAGGCATTTTGTATCTGCGAGGTAGTTGACGCTTGCAATCCATTTTGGAACCAAACTACGCCAGTTGTGGCATTGGTTGCGGCATTATAATTTGTAGTTGGCGTGAATGGGTACGCTCCAGCACCTCCACTAGGCCATGTGGTACGACATCCATCTCCAGTAAAACAGAAAGTTGTTGCGGACGTTACAGTTGTTGATGCGTACTGGAGAGTAGAAGACCCGGTGGCATACACTCCGTTGTAGAGATACAGAAGCGTGTTGGTTGCATTACCACTGGCTACAGGGTCAAATGGAAAAGCGGCACCACCACCCGTAGGCCAAGTAGTCCTACATATATCTCCTGTTAGACACAACCACGTTGTTGAGAGGCCAGTCGAACTGACTCTTGGCAGACTAGATGTAGCAGTAGTCGTAGCAATAAAATAATCTGATATTCCTATACTTGTCGTGGCAACCAGTCGTGTACCGTCAAAAACAATAGGAGTCTGTAGTATTCCAAACGACGTTGCATTTGTACCGCCACTAGAAATCACCACTGGAATTGTAAGAGCAACATCGTCTCCATTTACTGTAATACCCGTACCAGCCCCCACCGTGAAAGTTCGGTTAGCAGATAAATCGCCACCACCTGTCAATCCGTTACCGGCCGTGAGGGTAATTGAAGTCGGGACTTTGTTGTTGAACGTATCCCAATCTATATCTGTTAAACAGCCAAAAGTTGACGTGTCTGCCGTGTCGCAATCAAAATCATTTACCGTTCGTGTGAGTCCATCACCAGCAGTAAGGCCTGACTCGTAACCAGAGTCGTTTGTCCATTGAGACACATTAGAAGTAGTAAAGTTTCCCGGTGATAACTTTTGATAGACAATAGCTGTACCGTTTGACTGCATGACCGTTGAAGACGCACTCACAGAAGTGAGTCCTGTACCTCCGTAAAGGATAGACAACGCATTAGTTAAGACTAGGTTATCGAATCTGCCTAGTGTTGAGAAGATTGTGGTAGACGTTGCACCCGTGGTTGTTGATCTAGTCGCACGAAAACCTGTCAAAAACGCATCAAGAGTATTCGGGTCAAACCAATAAGGAGCAGTCGTAGAAGATGTATTCCCTATAAGGACAATATCATCGTTTTCGATAGGATAGTTGAAATTTTGTCCTGCTACTGGAGAGCTCGATGTCGCCCACGTTCCTCCACTACCACCTCCCCCGGCTGCACAAGTTCCAACATTCCAGACCAATGGCCCTACTGAGAGAATTTTTAGGCACTTGCCAACATCTCCGGCTGTGCCAGATCCTATACCAGTTCCACCTTGAGGGCCTTGAAGTACATATTGAGCATTAGCATAAGAAACTCCTAGTAAGGTCGTTACTATGATAGCCAAGATGTAAAGATATTTTTTCATATTATCCTCTGATGTAAGTTACTGAAATTTTGGTGCTGTCCTGTAATGTGAACAGAAACGTAATGGTCTTAGACGCGGCCGATACAGTGTAGTGTGTTCCCTTCATTAAGAACTGACCATTGTAATAAACCCAAAGAGCTGTGCCATTTCCGGCTACTTTGTAAGCTGTCGTAACTGTTGTTGTAGCTGAGGATGTTGAAAATTCTTCGTGTTGTATATTACCCATACCACCGCCGCCTGATCCTCCACCTTTTTTAATCCTTCTCGATTCTCTTATCTCAGCCCAGATTTTCTTGATTTCATCCGTAAGACCAATAATAACATTCTTCTCGACCTTTTCGGTGAGAGTATTAAGCTTACTTGCAATTTCAATCGGCTTATCAGTTACAGCTTTCTCTTTTATGATCTGAGTGACTATTGGTTTTTCAACAACAGTTTTAGTATGTACAACTTGAGGTATTTCGACGAGACTGGCAGCAACGGGAGCAGTCGCACTAGCAATCTTTTGTTTATCTTCCTCAGTGAGGACGTAAGTATCACCCTTAATCGTATCTCCTTTTTCTCCTTTAGTTAATTGGATAAATTCGGGTGTCTCTAACAATATTTTAGCCACTTCCTCTGGGTCAGCATCATCTCCGTCCATACCTTTTATTGAGTCTAATACTTCTACTAAGTCTGGCACCTTCTTACTGAGACTACCCTCAATTTTTAGGAGTTTTTCTTCAACTTCTTGTCTTGCATCTTTTACAGCCGCATCAACTCTAATTTCCATCTGCTTACTCATAAGTTCGAGAGCCTCAAGAAAAGCCGCACCGGGATTATCTCCAGCTTTTCTGAACAGATTTAGTTTTTGTTGAGGTGTGAGCATTACTTTTTACCTTTTACTTTGTTGTAGAAGTCGGTGAGTTGGGATTTGGTTTTAAGGATATCGGGATTGAAGACCCGTGTCTCTGGGTCTGAAAACTTTGAAAAATCAACCCCGTCATATCCGTTCTGCTTTGCGTAATCAACAATCTTCTCTCTACCTGTAACCCGACCCTCTTTCAAATAGAAATCTACCAAGTCTTTCGGTGCGTCCTTTGCATTGAGTATTTTCGCGTTAGGGTTAATATAAAGCTTGTGGACTGCTCCTCCTGTGATGTTTCCCTTGTCTCCGCCTTTAATAATATCACTTCCAGCATATGCATCGGCAGTTACCTTATCTTTAGCAACCGAAATACCCATATCGGAAACCTGCGATTTGTCGATTGCAAGCCCGCCACGGTAAACAGGTTCTCCTTGTGCCTTCACAAACTCCTCCGCACTCTTATACTTCCTAGCTTCTTCTGCCAGAGATTCTAGTTCTTTAGACACACTGCCCACAGATCCCTCCATCTTTCCAGTTGTAGAATTCTGCTTGAAAGAACCTGCTTTACTCTCAATAGCTAATTCCTTCATTCCCAGTCCCTTAGCCGTAATGTTATAAAGTCTCTTTTCTTCATCTGTAAGTTTAGATCCCTTCTTAGATACCTTCTTTTTCATGTCTTCAAGATATGAAAGTGTATCCAAGTCTTTTAGGCTGGCTTCAGCCTTATCAATCAAGTTATCAATGTCACGAGCAACAGCGTCTTCAAATGATTCACCCTTGCCCAAAGATACAAAGCCTCCTTGTTTACTAGGAGTTTTCTCAACCCTATCCATAATCGCATCACCGGGGAATTTCAGCTTACCGAATTTAGTCTCAATTTCTCTCGTGAGATTTTTTGCCACTCGTCCTGTAAAGCCTAGGACTGACACCAACTCTCCAATGAGACGAGGAGACGTGAGTGCTGCAACCTTGAGTAGTGGTAGAACGGCTACACCCAAACCAATACTTGCTGCGCCACCTACGCCAGAAAGTACGCCCGCGAGGCCTCTTGGTAACAAAGCGGAAAGTTGTTGACCAGCAATTTTAGAACTTAATGCACCACCGGCCGCTTCATCCAATTCGGCCACGAACTTTCGTCGCATCTCATTATTTTGTCTCAGTGCCGATGTCAGTTTTCTGAAGGCGGTATCAACACTAGCCTTATCCCCCAATGATAGACCCTTGGATATATCCCTTATAAGGTTACTTGCTTCATTATAGTTCTTGGACATTTCTTCATATCCCGGTACTTTATTCGCAACCGAACGAGCGGTGTCTTTGACCGCCTGAACGAATGATCGAACCTTGGAAGACGGCGTGTAGAGATCGTCAAGCGCCTGTTTCAGTAAATCAACACCGACAACTGTTCGATCCCCTTTTCTCGTTCCAAAGCCTTTCATCGTATTTACAATTTGTTCAATGGTGTCTTGAGCCGGTTTATCAAAACGAATCGCTGATCGTGAAAAATCAAGTGCCCCATCTCCTTTTACAAAGACATTAAACTTTTTGAGTTGGTCTCCGACTTCGCTGACAATTGGAGAAATGCTTAACGGTTGCGTAAACTCCTTAACATTCTTCATACTAGTTATATAATTGTTTCTCCTTTTTGTTTTAATTACCTGAAATGCGTCTTTGGCTTCTTGAACTAAAGATTCTGAAGAAGTCTTACCTGTTATCCCCGCTCTAAAACTTGCCGATTTCTCACCGCCAGCCATCATTGATTCAAAACCCTTTTTGACGTTACCAAATCCTGCCCCTGTACTAATTCCAAAAAATTCCCCGGCTACTCTGGATACACCTTTTATTACCGGCCCTGCCAATGGAACAGCAGCGCCTATCCCCGTTCCTATACCGGGTTTTAACGCCTCAATACCTTCGCCTTCAGCTAGTCCAGTGCCAACATCGAATGTATAACCCGTTGCTGCACCTGCTCCGACATTGCCTAAAACCTTCGACACCTTACTGCCAAGTCCTAAGGCTTTTGCACCCAAGGAAAAACCCTTAGCGATCCTGCCTAGTGGGGTAAAGTTTACGGCTGTTCGCACTATATCACCCACAACTTCTTTTCCTGTTGGAGCGGTTATATATTTCGCTTGATCTGGATTAACTGATTTGGCCATCTGTGCTCCAAGAGCCTCGGCAATCTTGTTGCCGCCTGTGAATGAAAGAACCTTCTCTGCTACTCCCGCCGCTTTACCTAGTAAGTCTTTTGGCTGTTCGGGTTTTGCAGTTGGAATGCCTAATCGAGCTGAAAGAGACTGGTTTTGTGTTTGACCAGTTGCTAGGGGACTTGCCCCTGACGATTGCCTCACTTTTGCTATTTCTTCCGGCGTGAGCATGTTATGGAGTGTATTCAGGGAATGCTTGTAAAAATTCCTCCGCTGAGATAGGGCGACCAAGGGTTGATTCCATTTGACTGATCCTAGATCCAATTTCAGTCACCTTGTCAGGATTCATGTCTTTGAACGTCTCTAATTGCGCAAAAGCGTCCTCCTGAGTTTCAAGATTCTCAGTGCCGACATCTGACATGAATTCACTGTCTGAAAGGTACTTGTTAAAAGCAGTCCCCACATTAGGACTTGAGTTACCAGCCTGTGACTTATAAAGTTTAGTCTTTTTCTGTGCTGTAGCTTCCCATGTAGCCACAAGCTTCTTAGTTGCCAAGGCCAATTCTTTTGCTGCTTCAGGAGCTAAAACACGACCCTCAGCTAGTCGAGTCATGGAATTAGAAAACTTGTCCAGATAACTCTGCGTCTGGTTAGCTAGAGACAATTCTCCTTCTCGAACTGCCGACTCTGGATCAAGATTCTTAACAAAGATATAAAGTGATGCAAGTTGATTAGTTGCACTCTTTGGATCTGCAATAATCTGATCTGCTAAGGTGTTTATTTGTCCTGCCTTGATTGCAGCATTTATTACCGCATCAGCCTGATATTTATTCGTGATTGTAAGATATGTTGAATTCTCTTGAGGTGTAAGTCCTCCCGCATTTATAGCAGCTCTCGCCAGTGATACTTTCCTATTTGCATCCCTAGTCTGATATTCGTCAAATGACATCGGAGTAAGTCCGCGTAATTCAGCATCACGCTTGTAAGTCGTGTACTCACCGACAATACCTGACCCACCTTGCAACCACCCGCCCGCTGCCGCTACAGCGTCTGGTAGAGACTGTGCTTGGCTAATGGCATTCTGAATCTCGATAGGTGCATTATTCTTAGCCGCATCAAGAAGAACATCATTGATTGACTTCTTTTCAGCCTGTAATTCTTTCTTTTGTTCCTCTTGTATTTTCAGAGCCTCTTTCATTACTTCCTTGGTAGCATCTATTCTCTCTTTTCTGGTAGCAGCTATCTCCTTTCTCATATCAGCAAAAACCGCATAATTTTTGTCAGCAAGTGCAACTTCCGCATCTGCCAAAAGCGATGCCTCTTCAAGGGACAGCTTTTTGACCCGATCCAATCCTTCTCTTTCAATGGAACTTAGAACACCTTGAACACCCGCGCCGCCGAAACCAGCAGACTTCAAATATCGTGCCGTTGCATTTTTCGTCCTACCTGCTGCCTGCTGTTCGTCTAATTTTCTTTGAGCGAACAATTCCTTAGTTGTCTCAGCCAGTTTTGCGTACGCCTTATCATATTTAGCAAATTGAGGTGCAAACGATTCTTCGATTGTTCGTTCATCCTGAGAATAGTCTGGCGTTCCCGTGTCATCAGTTTGCTCTTGAGGAATTTGAATACCTGTAGCAGCTGCTTCCTCGGCCGTTAGCCAATCTGGGCCTAATTGAGCACCTTGAGCTACAAATGTTGAGTGACCCGTTTTCGAATTAAAGACCCTTTGCATTCCACCCTTTGGGTCTTTGGTCTGATCGTATGGTTGATTCTTCGCTACACCTTTTGTACTAGTCGATGCTTCCCCTTGAGCCAAATCATTTTTATGTTGGGTTGTGTATTCATTCAGTGCAGTTTTCCCAGATGTACTTGAAAGAACAGGCACAGGACTTTCTTCTTCCTGAAGATCATTGTAACCCTGTAAGTCTAGGTCATCAAAAGCTGCACCTTGATTTTGCTGTTTGAAATCCATGAGGTATTGCGGGTCAGACTGAGCAATACCGTACTCCGCAGTACCCTGAATGGGTAATGCTTCTCCTGCTCCATATTGTATTCTTCCGTTGATTAGAGTCGGCATGTTATTACCACTGTATGATTATTACTCCTTGATTACCCGCGTTTCCGTTGTTATTTAAGATTCCGTCGCCTCCTGCTCCGTAGCTTCCGTCACCAAACATATTTCCTCCTCCCTGTTGACCACCAGTACCTGCTAACCCTGTTGCTGAGAACCCTCCTGCACCTGCCCCGCCCGTGAAGTTTATCTCTCCGTTTACCCCTGTTCCGCCAGCACCTCCAGCACCAGTACCGCCAGTGCCGCCCGAACCACCTGTTGCGTGAAAGTAGTAGCCGTTGACACCAAATGTAGTCCAAGTGCCAGTTCCACCGGGGCCGGGGCCACCACCAGATCCACCCGCGCCACCACTGCCCACAAATACTGTGATGGTTGACGTTCCAGATACTTCAACCCCTTTGATAGCACAACCGCCAGCACCTCCCGTTGGCCCGTTCCCAGTTGATTCTCCGCTTCCTCCACCGCCTCCACAGAGGGTGACACGGACTCTGGTTATACCTGACGGAACACTGAACGTACTCGTGCCAGTTGTAGTTATGACCTGTGTATACTTACCGATATTCCAAGCCGGGAATGCTCCGATTATCGTTGATGATGCTGTCGATGTCGCAAATACGTTTGAACCAAGATAAGTATTCGCTCCAAGAAGTCTCGGTGCGTTATAACCAAAATCTACATAAAGTGTAGTTGCACTTCTTGCTTTACCAATCTCGCGTGTTGATGTCGCTGTGCTTAGTGTGCCAGCCGTAGCTCCCAAAAAGTAGTTTGCGCCGATTGTAAGACCGCTTTGTCCAAGATCCAATCCACCAACTAGGACACCGTCAGCGATAGCGACTCCAACAGTTCCATTTCCTTGGGATATACCAAGGGGTGTCGAACTTGCCTCGGCAATACCTGTTCCAGCCTTGTACCACAATCCATCGGATGTCTTTAGATAAACAATTGTTCCAGTTGCCACAGTTTCTCCAGCAGTACCCGGAACAGTTACACGTGCATTCGATACAGCACCTCCGTTAACCAAAGAATCAACATAAGCTTTTGTTACGGGATTTAAGTTAGAAAGTGGCGTTGGAATATTCCAATAACCCGTAATCGTATCGTCAAAATTCTTGAGTGGATATTCTGCGAGCTGACACGGATGATTTGAGAGTATAAATTCAGATTGTCCACCGTGTGATAACTGTAATGTCGTAGATGCTGTACAGCCTCCTGTTACCACGTTTGATCTGGGTAGCCCACGAACAACACCCGTAAGTGTAGCCGTACCGTCCGCATTTTGAGTTATCCCAGTGAATGAGACAAACTCAGATTTATTCGGATTTCTTGGATCAAGAGTTCCATATTGGATAGTTGAACCCAAAATGGACATCGTATACTTTATTTCCGAAATCGGCTCCTTGAACGATGTGAGGGTTATTGTAGCCTGACTTGGAGTTACGGAATTCGCTAGCTTGTATACATTTCCACCACTCGGTTGGTACGAGCCTAGTGCCAAGTCAACTAACTCAGACATACCCTCGACATTCTCCACCTCCCCTTCGAGATCTATCAATCGAGAAATCAATGTATCCACTTTCCCATCTGTACTGGAACTAGAGGATCTAATCTGAGCAAATCTCAGGTTTAGATTTAATGCCACAACCGCAGAAACAGCGGCTAACGCTATGGCAATCGTTGCCAGTAAGAATCCTTTGTTAAAAATAGAGCGCTTCATGTTTTTTTAATTATACCTTTATACACCTGTTGATAATATGTTGATAAGTCATCTTTTTAGTAGTTCATCTGCCTCGGTTTCCGCTAACTCAGCATTTACACCGTGACACACGATCTCCCAGCGTGAACGCGCTGTGTTACTCAAAAACTCCAAAGCATATTCTGTACACGCGTGTTCTTTGTCTGGTAGTCCGATAACAGTTTTAATCTTCGGTAACAGTTCCTGTCCACTAGATTCCTCAATCGGGCCAGAACCCAATGGATTTGAACCCAACGCTGAACCCCCAAGCGACGATGCGCTTGACCCCGAAAACGTGGTAGTTATAGGGCTATCGTCAGTATCAACCTCAACAGCGTATGTGTCCAAAGACCCTTGATATTCGTAGTAAACATTACCATAGAGTTGTGTCCCATCTGCTCTATAGCCCTCTATAGCCCACTTATCAAAGTTTTTGTATTCAAATCTTGCTCCGTGGTTATTATAAGCAAATCTAGCAACACAGTTGTAATCTAATTCACTCGATCCATCTGGTGCGTCATCGAACCATTGATTTGTATCCCAAATCTGATAAATCATCGGGTTCAGATATGAGTGTCCGTAAGTCACTCCGCTTATTTCAGCAAAGCGCGAGATACCAGATACCTGTGGTGGATGCCATGTTCTTTCAGCTGACAAGTTTCCCTCTATCGAGACGTGACTTCTCAACTGGTACATCCAATGCCTGCCTGTTGTTGGGGCTGTTATATAAACGATATCTTCAATGATTTTTAGATGACCATTCGTAAATGTTTCCTCTTGAAGTTCCTCGTAAACTTCCTGCGAAAGTACTGGAAATTGCGAGCCCTCGATGTTTGAGAATGTGCCGACCGCTCTTAGTTGCTGATCCTGACCCAGATAAATTATATTGTCACCGTACAGATCTATAAATTCATGTCCATAAAGTCCTGAGCGTCCAGAACCCTTGAACTTAGTTACTTTAGTGACAACGTAGGCGGTCTTGCTCGTGGCTAGGCCGTGATAGAGAGGCACGCCGACACTTGGAATGGTATTCGGAGTTACTTCGTACCAATCACTTGAACCGGCCGACACATAAAGACTACCCTTGCGTGAAATAAAACCATTAGGTACGTCATCTAACAAAGCAAAATCTGGATCACCTACAATTAAATCTGTTGATAAAGCCAAGCAATTAAGAAAACCTAAATCGGATGTAGAGGTTGTCGAATTATACGTTGTATCCAGTGCGGCAATATGTATCGTTCTTGATGTATATGAACCATAACAGATCTGATTATTAAGTCCTTCAATGAAATCCGGCTTGAACCCCTCCGACATATCCGTGGCAGTCTCGACAAAGACTGACTGCATCACCATTGCGTTTGCTGCGAAGCCTGTGATATCCACTGTGATCCCATTTAAGGTTGTCGTCTCAGCTCCTCCGACGTATGTAAACTCTGTGCTTCCAACAAAAGCTTTCAGATATCCAACGATGCTGCTCGTCCTGAACTCTGGATAGTCAGCGAAGCCGTCTTGTTTCCAAGTAGTTGTGGTATCTGCCTTGGTCAAGTTGTAAGACGTACCCACAGTTAAATCAAACGTTGCACCAGTGCCTGTACCGCCAGTTACAGCGACTCCATTTGCCGCCGCATAATTAGAACCTCGACTTGAAATGTAGTAACCAGCCGTAATAGCACCAGCTGTTACGGCAACAACAACAATTTTTGCGTCGCTGTTTCCGCCAACCAGTGTCAGTTCATCACCTGCGACATAACCAGACCCTGCCGCGTTAAGCAGTACCGTAAGAACGGTTGCGTTAACAGTCGCTACAGACCCCACTTTAGAAATGCCACCACTCCAATGTAGAACTTCTTTAGCATTTCCCCTTACCATAATTAACCTGTCCTTGAACTCTGAGAAGGGGTGGGTAGAAACATCCAAGTTGCTATCGAACCACGTGGCGAAGCCGAAACGTGTCTTTGTTAACGCTGGATTAGCTAGAGTAGTAAATATCTTGAGATCATACCAAGCTGAGTCAAATTCTACTTGAAGTTTAGCATCACCTGCGCCCTCGGATGTCTCATCTTTTACTCTTAAATTACGTTCTTGACCATAGAAGTTCTTATACTCGTAAGATGCGACGATACCAGTTGACTCATCATCAGCCGAACCTCGCTTCTTTAATCCGGGTCTGTTAGCCCAATTGCCTGAACGTTTCTTGTAGACATTGTACGAGCCACGAATAAGGGAGTTCACTGGAACTTTCGTCTTGTCGGTGCATGAGTTATAGCCTCCGAATGGAAGCTGCTCGTCTCCTACAAGTTGAAATTTATCAGCCACTTCTAAATTGTCGGGCCAACCTCCTAGCCGAACCCGAATAGGTGTTAACTTCTTTTAATCGCTGTGATGGATTCTCTGCACGATATTTCGCATACTTGCCAACATCCCGTCCTGAACCATACAGCTCTGCATGTATCTCCTTAGCAAGACCAGCACCAGATTTACCCTTTCCTGAAGCTATCTCGTAAGCACTCTGTTCTGCCAAAAGCTGAAAGGCCGGATCACTGAGAAGTATCGTATCCGAATTAGCCGTAATTGTTTGTGACGGATTTGCACTACCAGCTTTCCATATTGCAGCCGTTGGATAAACAAACTCATGTGGTGAAGGTAGGGACATGAATAGATCACCAACTCGAAAATTCGTCATTGTTGCGGTGTGAGCGATCCTCAATTGAACATAATCAAGGGCACTCCAATCTGGAGTTCCAGTTGATGCGGCAGTACTCATATCAAACTTAACCAATAGCCACTTATCAGCTTGCCACGCTCCGAGAAAACCTGTTGTGGCCGTAACCTCGTCGTAATTCGATGCGTCTGATCCAATCCTTAATGTGACTGATGTCAGACTTGATGCTGATGGTGTCTTTATTGCAAGAAATACAACTCCTAGATTCTCATAATTACTCACACTCAGCGCAGAGATTGTCTTCGTTAGTGTTCCAGTTGAAGAACCCGTAAGAGTAAACCTGAGCGAGTGTGGATATTCATAATAATCAGCAGTATCCTCAGCAAGTCCTGACGCGCTGCCGGCCGCTGTCCAATCGTCAGATTCTTGCATTGAGTCTACAACTACTAACGATTGTGGCCTCGCTGACTCGATTCGAGCAATAGGGGCACCATTGTCATAAATGAAGCTTATCCTCGATCCCGCACCACCTCTCTTCTTGTAACGATCAAATTCTTGTCTGTTTATCCTCCTAGTTGTGTCCGATGGAGTCCTAAAGTTTCCCTGTGGCACAAGATCAATAACACTCTGTCCAAATATAGATTGACTTACCGAGTAATCATACACACCGTCGTATAACGTTATAGCCTCTCTTGCACTAGCCTCTGGAATGTCCGTCTCAAGAAGCATGGCTCGTGCCGCGTCCTCAAGATATCCATCCACGTCCATTGTAGAACCGAGTTGAATACCCGGTAACCTCCTTACCACTGCATCTTTAAGTTGTGAGACAGTGTGTAATGCCATTATTTTCCTGCAAGTTCTTTAGTCGGTATAATCTGCGCCCATACGTTACCCGGTGCACCTGTTACCTTAGCAGTGACTCTCACATATCTTGTTGGAATCGGGATGTTCACGATCTTTGTCGTAGTTCCTGCTGCACCGGTGATTGTCTTCACGTTAGAAATGGTGATGTCTCTTCCGGGAAAAGCCGTCGAGCTAGACTCATAATTGTCTGCATACCACTCACAGAATGTTGGTTGCGTTGTGCAATTGTATCCCTCTACACCGCGAGAGTATTCGTATACAATGTGGAATGAAGGAGTTGTTGTAGCTCCTAATCTTAGAAGAAGCGCAGCACTGTCTACCGCCCTATAGTCTCCTAAAGTATCTACATACCAACTGTCGTAGATAGCCACGGTTGTTGTGGCAGTAGCTGCTTGAAAGAATACAGGTGAAGTTGTGGCTGTGGCTGTTTGTGCGGTAGGAACAAAGTATGATGGATTCGCACTAACTTTATGTACGCGAAAGCCAATAGCAATGACCAGTCCGATTGCTATTGTTACTAATGTAATTTTTTTCATTTTGTTAATCTAACTTATAATTATTTTTTTAATTTGTAGTCCGCTCATCGTTGCCCGCCTCGATAGTGACGGGCAAAGGAAACGGACTAACGAGTGACTTGAACTGAATAAGTCCTGTAAATCGCGTTTATGGAAGTTGAAGCCGCACCAGTAAAGTTTGTTACAACGATTCCGTATTGTCCGGACGTTGTAGCGATCACATTAAGCACCGGAAAGAGTCCCAATGATGGAAGTCCTGTCGTTGCGCCTGTAAATCGTTGAGTTGCAAGAAACTTATCCGATGTTGTAACAGAAGAATCAGTACAAATACCAGTTGCTGTTGTTGAAGCAGCCAAATCAGCACTCGGAAAAGAAGGTGAGCAAGTACCGAACTCAAGTGCGGTAACTGCCGTTCCAGCTGAACCAAATGTTGATGCTCCAGTAATCGTAAGAGTCGTTCCGCGTACTTGCCCATCTATAGGTGCAGTACGATCTGCGCTAAGTCCGTTCGGGAAACGTGTACCCCCGCCAAGAATGTTCTGGGCCTCTGGATACATGTAACCGCCGATTGCGATAAGTGCTACCACAATCAGACCCACCCAAACTACTGTTGTTTTGTTCATGGTGATTGTGATTAGGTGGTAGTAATTATGCTGTTCCGTTGTTGCCTACATAGCCAGAAAATGTCTCTGGGAAGTGAGCTTCAAGGAATCGGCCTCGATAAGCATACGAGTCATTCGCGGTGTACTCAGGCAAGATAAGAGTTGTGCTCAAATCCATGTGAACCTTACGGTTTACCATGTGATTACCTGAAATAACGTGATATGACGTGTTTGCATTCGAGTTCGAATTGTATGTAGAACCGAGGAAAATAGAAGCAGCAATTCGTACTGTTCCATAATCCGTGTCGTAGATGTTGATCTGGTTCTCTCCTGATCCCGGTACGAGTTCTGAAGCCAGAGTCTCTTTTGCGGTTTTGTAGAGAATGAAAGGAACACCTAGACCTTCAAAGACATAAGATCCAGCCTCACCGTCCTGTGCCTTTTGATTGGCAAGACTCTGAACTGTGGTCCAAAGACCATCAGAATCAAGTGCTGCTGTCTCAAGGTTGTCTACTGTGACACTCTTGAGCGTGGTATGAGAGTTAGATGCAAGAGCCTGACCGTCTGGAGTCGTGTTGATTGATCCAGAGAACGCATCCCCATAGGTATTAAGAATTGCCTTCTTATCCTGTGTGAGACGTGCTCTGTCGCCCATCTGCTCACCAATCCTCTGCCTCTTTCCGACATGGTCTGCCCTAAAGCATTCCATAGAAACTGGGATCTGCTTCGTCCATTTCTGCATTCTCTTGGTCTTGGTGTTACCAATGAATGTATCGGTGTTTGTAAGTTCCTCCTGTTCGTCTGTCTCATCAAATGCACCAACATTTGAGTCCTCATCCCACGTGTAAGCTAGGAGAGGTTCATTAGACTGTTTGAAGAAGAATGAGTCGGTTGCTGAAAGATAACCGGGCTGCTGTGTGCGCTGGTATCTTTCGTATGCAACTCCGTCAATTTCGGTCTGGCAATTTGTTACTTCAATTTATTGAAACTTGATTTTGTTTTGTTGTGGCAATTCTTACACAGTGTTCGGCCATTATTCGTATCCCATAATATTTGACTTTCAAGAGCCTCCTCAAAGGAGGAGATTTGTACCATTATATCACGGAACATTACAGGGTAGTGGTCAACTTCTAAGTCCCCACCTCCTTTCTGGCAAAGTTTGCAAGTAAAGTTATCCCTTTTCATAATTTCACCAACCCAGAATTTATAGCGTGGGCACCTTCTTACTTTCATATTTAATGGGGTGACCCCGCCTTTCCAGTTAACATTTTTGGAACCCAGAGAATGAGGATTACTTTTCCCCTTATTCCATGCCTGAATACCCTTTCTTCCCCTAAACTTTTTAACACCATTCTCAGTTAGGATTTTCCTTATCGTGCGTTTATCTGCCCCGTATTTCCGCACAAGCCACCTAATTGCATACCCATTATTGTAGTCAGTGAAGATGTCCTTGGCTTTTAACCAAGCTGGCTGAAAACGACGTTGACGTTTTTTTTCTTCAGTCCATTTGGGATAGACTCGCTTAAATTCTTTATCGCAAAATGGACAGGTGATCATGAATGTACTGTACCTTGTTGGTGTGTTTTAATCAAGTTTTCAATGTACTGCGGATAAGTCATTTCTGCTTATCTCTATGGCTTCCTTTTGTTATGACCATAGGTCGGACTATTGCATATTCCTCGACTGAGGATTCTTCTCACTTAGTCTCTGCAACTGCTTTCGCTTGTTGAGCGTTGCCCACTTCTGGGTGTTCGCCATTGATTAGAGAAGATTTTAGTCATCTACATTGCTGTAGAGTGCGGCCTAGCTGAAATTAACCGCATCTGATGAAAGTTGTCCTGTGTGACCTCCTTGTGGATTCAAGTTTGTGCAGAAGTCCTTATTATTTTAATATTTCAGACTTCCGTTTTTACTTTAATAAAAACCTACCCTATAAGATAGATTATGAAACATCTGTCCTGAATGCTCGTCCGTCAACAACTACATCAATTGTCTGAAGTGCAACGTTTCCGCCAACAATTTCAAGACCTGACGTATCTGCTGAGGCTACTTCTTTAATGGTGTAGAGTTGTCCTCCATCGGCCGCGCCTGTTGCGTTGTAGTCGATAAGAGTCACATCTCCAACAAAACCATTCATCTCTGAAGCAGTGTCTACTGATCCGGGTGTCTCCGCCTTTCCGCGAATCCTTCCAACTGAAGGAACGGGAACGGCTGTATTGAGATACTGGGTGTTTGTAGTACCTGCTGCTGCGTTCTCTGAGTTTTCGTTCGCAACTCCTGCGAATGAGTGAGTTCCGATAACTGGGGTGTCAGCTGCGGCCAATACGATTGTATTGACATCAGATACACCTGAAGTATAGGAGTGGCCCACTCTGTGCAATGGTTCGCCAGCCTGAATTGCTGTTCCGCCTGATGTAACAAACTTTGCGAAAATAGCGGCTGGGCCAATGACTTTTAGATCTGCTCGTGCCAAGTGAGTAAAAGGAAAATTCCGCTAGTTTGCTAGCTTTCATTTCCAGTGAATTACTTTGTTATGCCACAAGAGCATAACGTTGCTTTTAATGCGTCGTAATTCCGATTATTTAGCTATGTATGTCGCTTTAGTACGAGGGTCTTTAACAAGAATCTTGCCACTTGGCAACTTCTTCCTGTAATCCTTCGTTTTCGAGTCGTAGATGAAACCTGCTCGCTTGTAAGATTCAACATCTTGTGCTGACTTCTTTGGAGCTGTACTTTCCATACCGTCACGATGAGTACCAGCGGCATCGTTAGAAGCGTTTTCTCGACTAGCTAAAGCACGTTTAAGCTCGCTGTTCTTCGATACTAGCTTCTTTCTATTGGCAATTGCGTGCGACTCTTCCAACTGTTCCTTTAATGAAAGGTGAGATGGAAAGATTCGGTTCTTGTGTATTTCAACAATGAGTTCGGCCTCAGCATCTGAATCTGCAAGTCCTTTGGCTATATCGCTAATACGATCAGCTTGGAGTTCCTTGAAGGTTGATGACCGGGTTCGCTCGACGAGATCTTGAAGTTCTTTGCGAGTTACGGGTTTATCCTCCTCGCTTTCTTCTTCAGACTCTTCGCCTTCCTCTTCTTGTCGCTTTCGCTCTGCGGATTTGAATCGTTTTTCAGCAAGAGCTTTTTCAGCATCTTCCCTCTTTCGTTTCTCCTCCTCCAATAGAGCTTTATAATCGGGTGCTTTGTCAGTGTCCTTAGATTCAGCGTCCTCTTCATCGGATTTTTCTGAATCATCTGCTTTTTCCTCTGCTTTTTTGGCTTCGGCTTCAGCTTTAGCAGTCTCGGCCTTCTTTTGTTCTTCTGGAGTCATATAGACATCGGAGATACAGCTCTCCGTGGGCATAAATTAGTCCTTTCGGGACATCTAGGATTCGCCTAGTACGAGAAAACGACTTCTGGTGAAGTCGCTCTAGTCGGTCATCCATTGGCGAGAATGGATAACCTAGCAGAACGACCTCGTTGCTCCTCGCCGAGCACCTTCGTTTTCAGTTTTAATGAACATCACTCTTATATCACGGACATCTTCTGTAACTTGTTATCAATCACGCCGATCAGATACTCAAGCACCTTACTCGAAATCATGTCAGCCTCAGTTTTAGCTTTAATGTAGCCATTCTGATAAGCGTGCCACTTCAATTCATCCTTTAGGATATGCCACAGTGCTGATTCCCTAAAGATATCGGCTTCTTGTCTAAGAGCTTTCACCTGACCCTCTGTTAACGCCTTACCTTTGTGCTCCCAAGCATTAGGTGCATGTATCTTGAGAACATCCTCCTCTCTCACTGTATTGAACACATCACCCACTAGAAACCCAATCAAGTACTTCTGAAGAATTGTCTGCTCCTCGTTATTCATCAACATCTCTCGTCCTCTTGGACTTCTTAGTCTTCTTTGCCTCTTCAGCCATAACCTTCGCCGCTACGACCATACCCGGCAATTGAACACCATCAGCAACGTCGATGTTTTTTCCATTCACAATGTAAGTAAATACTATCTGGGGCTCAACTCTCGGCTTACGTGCACTAAAATCATAGAAAGAACCAGTCTTTACTTTGTCATCACCACGTTTTATACAGCCACCTAACTTGTCGTACTCAGCCAAAAGCCTTCTATTGAGTTCTGAGACTTCTGTCTCTGAAAGCTCCTTGCCATCCCTTTTCCATAAGTCCTCGAAATACGCACCTGCACCCACACCACCGATAGCCACCCCGTTTGCTTGCGGCGTTCCGTTCAAGGCACGTTCCACCTTGTCAGAATTGATTAAACTATATTCACCGACTTTCATTTATTTTGTTTTAGTTTTTAATGGATAAATTATAACACACCTGTCATTCCAGAGGAAAGCCCCTTATTCACAGCCACGTTACCTGCCATCGACCCACCTGCTGGTGTTGGTGTCTCAGCTCCCGGCATTGGTGGCATTACCTCTTCAGGTTTCTGCATAACGTCCTCGGTTTCACCTCTGAAATATTGATACAAAGTCTTTCGGGTCAACGCCTCAAGTGACACAAATGGATTAGGAGCAAACTGATTATATATCTGACTATACATAGCCTGCTGATACTCCTCGTTCTTAGGAAACATTACGGATGGTTCTACCTTTGTGAGGTATTTCATTCTCCTAAAGAGTTCGGGATTGATCCTGTAGATGGACTTATCATCGTTCGGATAACCTGATTCCTCAGCGAGTGATATTTCAGCCTTCTCTTTCTCTTCATCTGTCATTTCAGCACCCAAAAGAGAATCATCAAAACGTAGAACCTTGGATACATTCTTGCCCTTAACTTGCTTGTTATCGAGAATGAATGTTGGATATTTCATCTTGCCTTGTACACCGGCTACTTCAGCAACTTGTGGAACTGTCAGGTGATTCACAGCAATATCAGACATCAACCCTCCGTATTCTGTGATAGATATACCAAGTGAGTTACCGACACCCTTGAGTAATGTTTTTGCATTTCGTTCGGCAATAGCAATACCCGTGGCTTTCTGATCTCCTGAAGGTAATTGACCGCCCGTAACATCGGAAACCGTAGCCTCATCAATGGACTTTTCAGACTGAGACATGCCAGCGAATAGATTGCCTATGTTCGATTGCGGAATAGCTGGTGTCGATTTAACATCTGGCGATGAGAACGACGTAACAGCACCGGGGAAAACAATATCGCTATCTACCTTTTCTGCGCCAGAGATGATAATCGGCATTTCTGTTTCCAAAAACAGTCTATTCATTCCGATTTCGTATTGAGCATCCAACAGCTGATTGTCCCAGTGAAGTGAGTTCATCAGAGACTTGTAATAAAAGAAGTGTTCGTTAATTCGCTGATAGCCGAATGGGATAACGTTGTATTTGGGCGCACCACGATTGTCTCTGTGTTTAATAGGATTATGCTCAACATCCGAGTCTCCGAGGTAGATACCTCCGATAAAACACACACCCGAGTCGTCACGACGATTGAGATGCGTGCATTCTTCGACTAGAGTCGGGTGAGCGTCATCCTTCACATCATAGAAAAGACCCTCATCACTTGAATAAATTGATTTCTGTCCGGGTTTTACAAATTCAAAGTTCTCGTGGTCTCCGTATTTAGCTTTGGCATCAGAGTAATCAATGTAACGTCTTTTGACTATAGCTCGCTGTCTTTGAATTGGTTGAACATGAGCATTGGTGATAAGAATTTCGTCAGCCGAGTAAACTGGTGCTTTGAAACCGGAATGTACTTCGTCCAATATTTCTTTTTTAGACCAACCACTCTCTGTTTTCTCTTTAACTGTTTGATAGACCTGAGCATATTCTGCACCCATGTAAGTTACAGGGTTGACCAACATCATCATGGCTGTTGTGAGAAATGACTGTTTGTAATCTGAATTCTCTACCATCCATTCGGCAATGTCTCTCATACAATCAGAGAAATCACGATCTTCCTCGTCATTCTCATTCTGGGCCATAAACATCGGGATGATATAGCCAGCAGTAAGCTGTGCGTGCATGGCAATAGCCTTGTTTCTAGCCTTGGAACGTGTGCCACGCCACTTCCACGCTTCTTTAGGATCTTCAATGTTTTCATCCACAAACGCATTGAAAGTTCTCTGGTCTCGATTCATTCTTTCGATCACAGAGAGATCATTGAGTTCAACCCACGGCTTGTTTAGGATTTCTACACCTTGCGAGTAATCATCTTTGACAAGTTTTGTAAAGTCAGAAATTTCCTTTGAAGGTTGATAACTGGAAACCGGAGTATTAGCTGAGTAAAGTGTTTCGCTTAGCATTTTGGAGTTTTATTGCACACAAGTATAACATATTTTTATTGTCAAGCACGTCTGTTATACCCAACATAGGATGGCGCGGCCGTTGTAAAACCAACGGAACTTATGTCTTTTTCTGTTGCCCAATAGCGGAACATGTCGGCTGCGTGTGAGTTCACGTCGTGTACGGCAGTATCCTTGAACACGCCACGCTTGTCATCAAATTCTTTGTGATAACGTCTGATTCTTTTAAGGAAAAGCTCACACTTAACGTTATCAAACCATACCGTTGAAAAGCGCATCCTCACAGCATTGATACCGTCAGAGACAGGTAACTTAGGACTGATCTTGTATTTAACACCCAATCCTTTTGCAACTTCCCAACGACTCTTTCCAGTTCCTAATTCCCTCACCTCAATGTCATGCGGCGCATGATGCTCGCCATACTTATATCCTTTCTCTTCCATCTTCTTAATCGCAAACCCAAGCGACTCGCCCTCAAACTCATCGTAGTCAATCATGTGCCATTCTTTTCCTACAATTTGAAAGTAACCAATTGAGAAGCTGTCACCAATTCCAAGATCACACCATGTATGAACCGGTAGCATTTCTTCATAGGGCACACTTGTGATTCTTCCTTCAGCCTCAGCTCTAAGAGTCTGATCGCGATAGTATGCACCCTCAACACCAAAACCTTTCCAATTACCATGTCTCCATGCCTCATAGAGTTCATAGTCTGTACGTTTGAGTGACTCAAGGAACTTCAAATAGTTCGGGTCACTCTTCATTAAAAGAGGATTGTCTTCTAACTTTGCTGGAATAAATACAAGCCTACGTCCTTCTGGAGTTAGGTTCGAGTACACCTTATCGAAATCAGGAACTTCTGGGATGTTCCATCTAGCTCGAATCCAATCAATTCCCGGTTCATCAGGATTTGTAGTTGCAAACACTTGAGGCTTCAATTCAGGAACAGATGAGCGACATGACGAGATCAGTTTGAGATAGTCTTTTTCTCTGGGTATTTGTGACAACTCTTCAATGAGTTCTCGTTGATACTCATGTCCTTGGTATTTTGTGTATGCATTCTCATCCTTCAAGTGCCCCGTTCTTATCACTCCACCGTTAGGAAATCGTATTTCTGGTGGATTACCAACAATCACAGCACCGACACCTGAATACATATATCTCGCTCGATCAATCCAATCTCTTAGATCATCTGCATTCTTTCTGACTACAAGTGCTCGATATTTAGGATGATCTTTGTCGTATAAAAGCCATACTTGACCAGCGTCTGTTTTTCCTCCGCCTCTTGCTCCACCATAAAGAATCTCATCTTCAACCCTAGCTAGAGCTATTGCTTGTTTCGGCTGGGGTTGCCAATGTATTTTCATTTTTGGATGGTAAGATTACAACACCGTTTATTCTTTCACCTCCAGATGTGTGATCTATTGATTCTTTGCTCTTACCCATTACTCTGTCGAGATATTCTTTTGCGGCTGGTACGTTTCCTGCAATTCCTAATGCGTATAACTTATTCAAAAGACCGATAACTCTTATTCCCTTCTCAATTGCATTGTCGGAACTGCTCACACTAATGTTATCTTCTTCTGCACCATGTTGAGCAATGAGAGCTTTCACTTCTTCAAGCTGTTCCTTGTCCATTAAAGGTTTACGACCAGAATTAGGACGTTTACCGCCCCATGTTGATTTTTCGCCGTTTTCAAGTTTTTCAATTTCTGTACTCATTTCTTTTCGTCTTTATAAAAACATTTCACACAGAGCCAAATCTTCTTAATGTTGTCAAACATTATTTGTCCTACTGTCTTCTTACATTTGGCACAAACATAACTCATTTAGTAAATCTTTCGAGCTTTCTTAGCCCTTTTAACTTTCTTGATTTTCTTCATTCCGTACTTTTGCCTTGCGGCCGATGAGAGTGGCATCTATTTTATATTTATCTTCTAGTAATTTTTTCTTGAATCTCATGAGTTTAACAGCTTTGAATTTCTTTTTCTTCTTACGGTGGACTCGATGATAATAACCGTGACCAACCTTATCTGTATGAACTTTTAGTGATTTTATTATTACCATTATAGCAAGATAAATGTGCAAGTCAAAATGTATATATCAATCATCAAGATTAGTCCCATGATGGTCATTAGCACCCCAACAACCGCATAAGCTCTATATCGAACCGCATACAGTGCCAACCCAGTTATTATTCCACCCATAATATTCATCGTAAAGAACAAAAATCCTAATGTCATGTATTCACCCTGAAACCCATTGCCGGCTTCAGATCTTGATACATAGTCTTTTTGTAATCATCATCAAGCCAACAGTCGTCAGGCTTAACCTGTTTTTCCTTCCTCAAGGCTTCCTCAGCATTACTGGCCATGACATATTTTCTGACAACGAACACCTTTTGTTTCTTCTTATTCATCATCCCTTATCATTTAACATTACTCTTTCAAACTCCTTATCCCTATCCGCCTCAGCTTCATCCTCTGAGGCTTTGAGTAGCCCTTGATGTTTAGCCCAGTAATACGAATATCGACTGATTGCCTTAGCAATATCTGCATAACCATCGCCCGGCATTTTTTCCTTAGTTTCAGGTAATAGAATCTCTACAGTGATAAGCATTGAGGCCACAGATACCCCGTGTTCGACTTCAAGTCTCACAACCTTGGCCGGGTCAATGATTTCTTTTCCGATCTCTAATTGTCCGCCGGCGTTCTTTTGAATCTGGTCGTACGGAGCAACTAGCGCATCAGTTAATATATTTTTCTCAAGTTTCTCGGCAATCTTCTTCAAACATTTACCACCACCCTCAACATAACCTTCTTGTAGAGCGGCCTTACATGCGTAAACACCATCCTCAATCTTGAGTTTTAGATATAGACCCTCGGCTGAAGTGGTTGCTCCTACTCGGATAATACCCACAGCAGATGAGAGACTTGCTATACGTTTCTCTAACGTGATGCGGGTAACGTCATTTCTAGCTTCCTTGAGTTGGGACTTCAAAGTTTCGATTCTCTCCGTAATGGCATTTACATCGCCAACCTTCTTTAATTCACCTCGACCACCTCTAAGGGTCGCATCCTCTCGGTTCTCTGTGTCCTTGACGATAATGCGAGTAGCAAAGCCTAGATCCGTGGCTTGAACATTGGCTAATTTAGCTCCCGTGTCCTTGTCTATTACGGTCGCACCCGTGTATACGGCCAAGTCCTTTAGAACTTCTGTCCTTAATGCCGGACATTTTATTGGATAACAAAATAACCCGCCCTTAGTAGTCTCGATGAGAGATTTGATAACAACCGGCGAGAAATCTGGAGAGAATATAGCAATTTTTGCAACCTTAACTCTTTCCAAGATTCCAACAACTTCATAGGGATTATCCAGTTTGTAGTTAGTTATGAATACAGCAACGTCTTCTGCTACCATTTCAAATCTGCCGGGATTATTTACGAAAGCTGAGTGAGCTACTTTTGCAGAAAACTTCATACCCTTTGTGATCTCAGTCTCAACTTCTCCCTTGTATCCTTCAACAACGTCAATGTTGTTATCTATAAAATTCCCTGCGTCATCCCGACCAACTTCCCAGACTAGCTTTGCTACAGTTTTTGCTACACCCTCATCTTCCTTACCAATTGAAACAATCGCTATCTTTTCCAGATCAGCTAACGTCTTAATGGGCTTGGCAATCGCTTTGATTTCAGCGATTACTTTGTCTTTTGCGTCCTTCATTTCCTGCCTGAGAGCACGAACACCCTTTCTCGATGTCTTTGATCCAACGAGTGAAGCTGACGGAATATCCTTGGCCGTCAGTTCAGTCAGTATCTGATTAGTCAAAAAGCCGGCAATTACAGCCGTAGTTGTCGTTCCATCACCAACCAATTCGTTAGTTTTCTTCGATCCCTCATTGTAATACTCGGATACCAGTTGCTCGTATTCATCCTTGGGACGCACATTCTGGGCGATAGTCACACCGTCATTGGTGTTTCGTGGCCCACGATTGTATGTCCTTGGTAGAAGAGCGTTACGCCCTTCTGGGCCGAGAGTTAGTCGCACCACGTTGTAAACCTTATTCACACCGGCAAGGATCTTCTTACGAGCTTCTGCGCCGATAACCGGCTCTGATGTCTTATCCATTTGTTATTTTTCTGATGAGTAATAATCTTCACACAACGTTCTTAATTCTTGTGGCACGCTAGCCAGATATTGCGACTCACCTGTTCTCGTAGACGGCTTGGCAAAGCGACAAACTTCAACAAAGACTGATGTTTTATTTACCATCATTTCATTAAAGAATCGTAAATAGGAGACCGCAGCATACGTCACGGGTGAGAATAAACCAAACAACACCACCATCAAGACGACTACTTTTTTCATGGATTTAATATAGCACACTGACCCGAAAAGTAAATGCTAAGTTGTGGAAAACTACCCGATGTAAGCGAGAATTATCGCAATCAATGCAACAACAGCAATCACTACTCCGAATACTTCTAACACATTTGGTTCTTTCATAGTTATAAGTTAGCGATCTTTTTAATAATCTTGATTTGTTCATCAAGCCCATACTTTTTATTGCAGTTCACCCAATCTTTACCGGCCATATTTGGAGTCTCAAAGAGTACATACTTCGCCAAGTCTTTAGCCCTACTCTCATCCAGAGCTAGAATTATTGCATCCTTCTTAGTTAGTTTCTCATTGGTTCTCAACTTGTGATAATGGATAACCGTATCAACCTGAAACATAAGAGGCCCGATGGATGCTTTGTGGTTGGTATCAAGTATCATCTGAATTCCGTCAGCTGTGTACCCCTTATTTTCACATTGAGCCAATGTGTCAATGATATTATTTTTCAGTACCTCTACCCTATCCTTGAATAATCTTTCCGAAACATCTATCACGCCCGGCGCGCTAGCTTGCGTTATATGGGGTGACAAGTGGATACCTGATAGAATCGCCCACCCTGTAAGGGAAAGTACCACAGTCGCGAATATAACCAGTTTGGTGGCCTGTATAGTTCTATGTATGGTCTTTTGTATCCACGTTCCCTTGAAACGACCGTTTTGATCGCGTTTGTAAAATTGTATTTTCATTTCTTAATTTGTTACTTATAACTTTCTCCTGTAGGCCTATTCACTATAGCAGATAGGATAAAACTAATCAAGACGGCATGTGGATAAGTATGATATTTGCACTAAGACGTATATCGTGTATGATGATTACATCGTGAACCTGTGATGGGGTTCGTGAGCAGAAATAGCCGCCTCACCCATCACTGGGGTGGCGATTTTTGTTTAAGCTCCTCACTAAGTTCCAGTGTCTGCTGATCGAGCTAAACCCACATAGGGTGAACGCAGAATAAGGACTCCCATACCGATGACTCATACGTTATGAATTGGGTAAAGCTCCAGTTACTAGGGCAAGTGCGCTCCTATCCAAGAGGTAATACCGAGGAAGCGAGAGAGACACAAAGGTAACTATCACTGTAACCAGATATAAGGGATACCATACAGTTGAATATAAGAGAGGGTAAAGACCTTTCTATTCCCACCCGACCCTCACCGTTATAAACCGAACAAAAAACCACTCCCCGACTTGGGGAATGGCTTAAATATATATTTTATAAGAATCAAGAGATAAACTCATGTTCTATAGGGAACATTTTTACATTATCACACTTTAGCCCTTAGTCAATAGGTAAAAAGTTATCCACAGTTAGGACTTGCTATATTAAATGTATCTGCTATATTAAATGGGTCAGGCGACAGTCTGATAATGGGAATCGGAAGGACGACTAACTGGTGACTAAGTAGCAATACATACGAACTGGTTATATCGTTACTCTCAATTCTCAACTTATAGGTTAACAAAAAATACATAGAATACAATGACTCAAGAAGATCAGTTTGAGTTCAAAATGCCGATGTCGTTAGCGGCAGATTTATTCAGTCAAAAAGAAGAACATGAGGAAGAGACAATACAGAGTTTCACAGAAAATTACCTCGTTTGAGAATTTTCTAAGAATGGAGCACAGTAAAATATATTCTGGTAATAATGATGAGATGACACATCACTTCGAGACTTGGTTACTCAAATTAACAGCCGATGAGTTTATAGGGTATATAAACAGTCAAAATGACGAGATTAACGAGAAAAACAAATGACATACAAACAACGTTACGGGATTGATAACAATAGAGTGAGGTCTAGTGCCATAGGTTTGATAGTTTTACTAGGTTTGATAATCGGATTATCACTATGAGTACAAATCCTAACGAGTTCCTAATAACTATAATAGTCGAACCGAATGATTCATCTGACAAAAGAAGCTCTGTAATACGACGAATGTCCTATGATAAGAGCGACTTTATAAATGTGGATTTTGACATGACCGTCGAAAGTATGATTGACACTTTAGAAAAGTCTAAACAATCGCTATGATCTGGTCATTCTCAAAAGTCTGGAACGATTGTCTTGAGCAAAAAGAGGAGAGGCCAACCGTGCCGCGAGCCAAGATTTGGGCTAGTGAACTAGGCAAGTCTGATCTGGACATATACCTCAAAATGATTGGCGTTGAGCCTAGTAATCCATTTGATGCCCGATCGAAAAGGAAGTTTGAGGCAGGTAATTTGTTCGAGTGGATAGTAGAACTGATATTGCGTCGCTGTGGTATCTACAAGGAAAGCCAGAAATGGATAGGAAATAATGAATTTGGGCTTGAAGTTTCAGGTAAACTTGACCACTTGGCCGGAGGTGTTCCTAAGTATGAACAGGCCATCGAGGAATTGAAAAAGTGGCAACTGCCAGAAATCTTTACCAGAACGACAAGTAGTATCTTGGGTTACTTTAGGGAAAGATACCCAGATGGATTACCCGAGCAAATTATTGAGGTCAAAAGTACATCCTCATTCGGGATTGAAAAGGTCTATGCAGCAGAGAAAGCCCTTGCTGGACACGATCTGCAAGCTTTTCACTATGCTTATAATGAAAAGAAACCTGCGATAGTTCTCTACATATCCAAAGACGATTTGCGTATGGCAGAAGTTATGGTAATGCCAGACGACCCACGGTTACTGGACGCTTACAAAGAGAAAATCGGACGCATGGCTAACTACTATAACCGCAAAGAAGAACCTCCAAAGGAAGCACCGATCGTTTTTGAAAAGGAAACGGAGAGGTTCAGCAAGAACTTCAATGTTGCATACTCAGGATACCTCACTAGAAATTACGGCTTTGCGGATCAGGCCACGTTTGACGACAAGTATGATTCAATCGTTGAAAGGTGGAATAGAGTTATCGGAAGGTTACGCGACAAGAAGGAGATGACCGACAATAACAAGGCGGCCATAGCTGAGATGTCTGAAGCTGGGTTCGATGTTTTGAAATTACTAGAAGTAAAAATATAAACATGAGTATACTGAGTAAAAAACTGATGGCTGATCTAGGTATCCGTCAAAAGCTAAGGCTTGGCAAGAAACTTCCCGGAGGTGGCGTAAAACCCACTGGGCCACATAAGGTAACGTTCAAGGCCGACAAAGAAACTTTAGGCAAGGAATACAAGCTAGATGATGGTACGTCAAAAAAGGATTACGTTCGTTATCTTTTTGTCGAGAGTGGCGAGGAAAAGATTTACAATGTTAAAAAGTTTGGCAAGGATGGGTCTTTATCATATTTTATCCAGCACTTTGCAGAGATTGAACCCGGTAATGAAGTAATACTGGAAATGAAAAAGAGTGGGGCTATAAATTACATTGATATCTCAAACATCTCCGCTGGGAAAGAAGTTCAGGTCGAGGACGATGATGTCGAGGATGGTGATGTGGAAACAATCCAACTCGAATGAGCAAAGTTTTCTACTTTAAGCCGAATAAAGGTTTGATCGAGTGGTCAAACATCGGCGCTCTTCATGAATATTTGCTCGACAATGACGGTAAGAACATGTTTGCCAACATAGATAAAGTTAAAGGAGTGCGCTCGTTA